GTCCATCGATGGACGGGTCTTTTTCACAGGCAAGTTGGAGTGTTCACGCAATGCTGCGATCGCAGCGGTGCGGGTGGTGCAGAAGAATGGTGACTTGTATCCTTGCATCGAACTCCACGCGTAGTGCTTTTCTTTTGCACCACTTGGCAGTATCACGTTGACTTGCCACACGAAACCGATTGGCTTCGTCTGCGCATCATCTTCATAGATGCGCTGTTCGTTGATGTTATCTTCGTCACTCACGCTGACACCACGTTTTCATTGGGAAGAAGTGCCTCGATCAGGTCGAGTTGTTTGGTGTACCACGGGTTGGCTTCATCTTCCTCCTGCGTGGTGTTGCCCTCGAGGAGATACGCTGCGACGTCCAGTGAGGATGCATCACGACTCGCTGAGCATACGCCGAGCGGCAAATCGATGAACGTGAAATCAGTTGGCATGTGCAACTTACCCGCTGCTTCGATGTTACGTTCGTAGATGTGTAGACTCGTTGCGTGATGCACGTACCTGCCCACCGGCATATGCAGTTCGTATGCGATGGTGTGCTGAAGTTGGGTGAACATGAAGAAGTCGTACGGTACGCCCAACCACACGTCCTGGCTGCGCATATGCGTGTGCATTTCGAGAGCTGGGAAGCCATGACCGCTTTCACGGATGAGGAACTGAAAGAACACGGTGCACGGCTTGTCGCCGATGTGCCGTAGGTCGGCCTTAGTCCAGATGACTGCGATGGCTTGCCTACTGGACGGATCCTCCTTGAGGAGTTCGATGCAGTCCGCAAGTTGCTGCACCACGCGAGGTCCGTAAGCGCCGTAGTCGGGATCCGTAGCATCTACCAGGACGTTTTCGAACGTCGGAGCGGCTACCCTGACCAGATCAGAGCGTGGAGTTCCAGAGATGAGCTGGAGCGCTTCAAGTGCCGCAAGCTTCAAGTTCACACCGCGGCCAACACCGACTGGAAGCAGTGGCTCAAGGGTGTTGGGAACAATCAACGTCACTGCAGTGAGTTCGCGCGTGGGAATTCCACGTGCTGAAACGCTCTCGCCCTTATTGATGATGTGGTTGACCAACTTGACGTAGTCGCCACGTAGGTCGTTCAGCTTCAGTTCCATCAGAGCCTTTCAACACGATCATAAAAATCTGTCCGACCGCGACCGAGAATATCGTTCACGTATGTCGAACCTGTGCTGTGCTTGAAGCGACGAATGAATTGGGGGTGTGACACCGGCCAGTCAGCCCAGTGCGCAGCTTTGAATGCTTTGCGCCCAAGAGCAACCGACGTAGGCCTGTCGAGCATATGACGTAGAAGATCGATGTCATCCACATCGCATGCGTTAACAATACCCATCGAGCGAAGCTCACGGATGTCAGCGTGTCGCGCGAGTGCGTTGGTGAGGAAATGTCCAGAGGTGGACTGATACGGCATGAACGTAGGCCGGGGATCAGATGCAGAAGCATCAGGATCGACATGGTGTCGCACATCGCCGATAAGAAGCATGCGTGGTGATGGTGGACCGATGTACGTCGTGAATGGATTTAGCTTCACGGCCGCTGTCGACTCGATGCCTGCACGGTGAATGATTGCTTGGATCGTGTCATCAATCACGTGCCGACCATCCACGTTGACGATAGGCAAGAGACTTGACATCGCAACGATCTCATACAACTCATTGAGTTGATGTCCCTTGCCTGCTTCGATGAGATCATCACCACGACGAGAGATGCACTGGTCAAGTACACGGTCGTTGGCTGATACGTGCACAATGATGGCACCACGTGAACGCAAGAACATCTCGATGTGAAGACGAACACCGTCATCCATAAGCGTTGGACGGTTCAACACTGTGGGATAAACACTTTCGCCCCAATGCCAACGATCACAGATGATGTGGTGACCTCGTTGCGGACGATAGTCCAGCAGGGGTGTTTCATACTCGTCAAGTGGGTGTACTTCCGGTGGACCCTTGTGGAGAAGAGTCACGGTGTTATCGGGAAATCGCTTCTCGAGTTCACACGCTAGTTTGCTCGCAAGAGTTGATTTTCCGCTACAATCCGGCCCTTCCAATATGATGAGCATCTTACTTTCCTTTGATCGTTACTCGGTGATGTACTCTGCATTACACCTTACGGTGAGTCTATCATCTTCAGTGCCATCTGAACCAGTGATGGTTTCGATGATTGTCTCAACATCACTTTCAAGTTCGAACTTGACGGCTTCTTCCACTGACATATCAGGGTAAGCACTGAGTGGAACATCGCTTGTGTACACCAACTCGTATTTTACCCGGATGAAGCCGGGCTTAGGCGCATCAGAGGGTTGAGGCATCTTCGTCATTTGCCTGTGCTTTCATGAATTCGATGTAGTGGATAGCCTTGTTGAGATCCTCGACACCGCCCTTGTCGCGGTACCGAGTGACGAGCTTGATCACGTTACCCTGGCAGAAGTCCAGTGAGTTCGCCAGAATGTACTCGATTGGCTGAATCGCCAAGCCCCGGTAGTGGTTACCCCCAACCTGCCGTTCGAGGGGTAGAGGAGGTTCTGGGGCTGGTTCTCGGATCACTGGCGGCAGGTTGACTACACTAACCGCAGGCTCACGAGGTTGAGAGGGTTCGCTGATCATAGCTCCCATGCGCTCTCCTATTTAAATCCCGGGTGGGAATTAAAAGAGGGGACCGAGCCTACCCTGGCCCGGCCCCCATAGAAGTGTTGTCACGACCGGATTCGAACCGGTTCATACAGATTAGAAGTCTGTTGCTCTACCAAGTGAGCTACGTGTCGGGTGTTGCCTGTGATTACGAACCCGGCGACGTTTAAGGATGCAACTCAGGTTTAATTCGCTCACGTGTTACCGCTAACACCAGGCAGCCACGTAGAGGCTGCCCCGGGATTTGAACCCGGGTCTTGAGCTGATTAGGTCGCACCCGGTTGATCCGGGATCGCACAAGCTTAAGCTGAGGTTGTGGTACGACAGGATGACTCTTGAAGCTGATAAGGTCGTGCCCAGCGCCTCTGCCAGTTTGGGCTACTCCGACTTGAGTGCCGGAGGCAGGGTTCGAACCTGCACTTGTCTGGTTTCTTCACTTCATGAGATTGAGGTTGGTACCGCGCTACACGGACGGGATTTGAACCCGCAACCTTCCTGGCTTCACCACCACAGTCAGCCAGGATGCTCTGAACCGAGTGAGCTCCCGTGTAAACCTTACAGCCCGAACATTCCCCTTGACGAACACTAACCAGAATCCGAAGGTTTCCGAGCAGTTGACCGACTAGGAAACTCTATCAAACCCGCTACTCTTCGAGCAGAAAGCCGAAGAGAGCGTCGCCGACCTTCACGTCCTCGACGGTGACGAGGTTGGCTTCCTCACGCGCGATCTTCACCGCGTCGATGAGCTCGTTCACGCGATTGATCAGCTTGTGCTGCTGGAGCGCCGTGAGTGCACCAGAGAGGTGAGTCGTGGCCCACGTGCCGACGATCTGGTCACGAACACGGTCACGCGTCTGCGCAGCGTGCTGCGGTGTCGCGGGGACGACGATGACGGTGTCCTCGATCTTCTCCGAGCGGGTCGTCTCGATCGGCCGAGTGCGGCTAATGCCGGTGACCTCGTCGGTTGTCCACTCCTTGGCCGTGTCGAGCACGGGGCACGCGGTGATGAACGTACGAACATCGATGAGCTGCTTCTCGAGGAAGAGGAGGTTGCTGCTCGAGACATCGTTCAGGATGACACGACCACGCACGACCACATTGCCCTTGGCGACCTGGTTACCCGCGTCACGCGTTGCGGTCAGGTCCCACAGCTGGCCGAGGTCAGTCGCGATGGCACTGATCAGCGACGAGGCCACCAGCTGGACCTGGAGAGCTTCAGACGGAAGCTTCTGACCCTCTTCTGCCTTGGGAGTGTACTCACGCGCGATGCCCGCGAAGAGCGCTGGCTTCTGCACGTTCTTATACGCTTCGTTCACGATCGTGCTGACTCGCGCCTTGAGCGTGCGCTGAAGCATGACGACCGAGATGAGACGACGAGACATGACTTCCTATCCTGTGATCACTTTGAGGTTGATGTTACGTGGTGTTAAGAGGAACGCTTACGTTGGACTCGTAGCCAAGTGAATGAACCGAGCCCGAGTGCGATCAGGAATCCTGCGATTCCCAGGTACGTCCCAATTCCTGATGTTCCCGTGTTCGCAAGTCCAGAGGTAGAGCCAACTGGAACTACCGCGGGCTGTGTAGTCGACGTTGTAGCCGACGTAGAACTCTCGACAGACGTCGTAGACGTAGTACTGGTAGTTGTCAGTGGGGTAGTTGTTGCGGCGGTGGTAGAGGAGGTTGTAGAGGTGGTCGTTGTCGTGGTGGTCGGTGAAGTCGACGTAGTCGTTTCAGTTGGAGTGCACAGACTGAAGTTCCAGACACTGTCATTGAACGTCAACGTCTTGAGAACACCACGTGCTTCGGTGCCGACGCCCAGGGTGCCGAGCGAGAAGCCGACAGCGACAACCTTAGCATCCGGGTCGAACCCGGCGAAATCAGCGAGCGTCCCGTCCACGTCCGTGTTTGTCGGTACGGTGATGTTCTCCGGACCACCAACCCATCGTGATGGCTTTGATGCCCACCAGATATCGCCATACGCACTGGGTTCACCGACGAGAATGCCATCGTAGCCGTCATCGGGATCGGAAGGTGTGCGATCCACGACGAGCTGGTAACCCGGCTTTGCTGAGCCAACCGACTGTACGAAGTCCAGTGAGGCGACATCAACGTCAGCGAGCAGAGTTGGTGTGACGGCCACGTAGCCGGCAACCTTCCCACCTGCTGGGGAGACCGTCGTCGGATCCTGCTGCGCACGTGGCCCTGTGATATCGAGTATGAGACCATCAGGCACGAAGTCCTGGACTCGCACCGGGGAGTGCGCACGTGATTCGGTGAACTTCCACGTACCGTCGATCTTACACACGCCACTCGGTACCGAGTCGGTGACTTGCGACTTGGCCGATGGTGAGCACAGAATCACCGGCACGAGCGAGAGAACGCCGACGACGCCGGCCGCGATGAACTTACGCATGCTTGGTGTTGCCCTTCTAGTCGGGGAACTTCATGGCAGCAATGGTGTCCTGCCACTCACGCTCGAGCGTTGTCCAGTTGGCGATGATTGCGGTGATGAGAGTTGTACTGGGATCGTGCAAGAGTTCGAACCCGTACTTCACTGGATCAAAGTGCGAAGCACCGAGTGCAATCATTGCATCGCCGTAGTTGGTACCCACTGCCTGTGCCGCAACACAGGCAAATGGGTTCGTCATACGAATTTGTGCTGCATCGACTCGTGGAATCCAGACATCACGACCAAGCTTCTCATCAAGCAGGTCGAGCCCATTCTGAATCTCTACCTCGTACACTGTAGCTCTCCTTGATTCCGCGGGTCTCGGGTTGAGAATTAATTGGGTGATGTCACCAAGTTTACCAGGATGATACCGCCCAGCGAGATGAGAAACACGGCGAGTGGAATGAGCACCGACTTCGTGCTCTTCAATTGAGTTAGTGCCGACACCGAGAGAAGAGCCGACGCGAGTGCGAAGAGCGTTAGGATGATAAAGATCACCCAGAGAGACGCTTGGTTGAGTACGCTCACGTTAGTCGCCCTTCACGTTGAGAATCTGGCGAAGCGTGTGGCGGACAGTGACGAGGTCAGTGGCATCGTTCATCACGACGTCGATGTCCTTGTATGCGCCGGGAATCTCGTCGACGAACGCGTCGCTGTCACGATACTCGATGCCCTTCATTGCTTCACGCAGATCGTCGTTCGTGAATCGCATACGCGCTTCCTTCCGCGAGAAGTTGCGTCCGGCGCCATGGGGCGAAGAGTTGAGCGAGACGTGATTGCCCTTGCCCTCGACCACGTACGACGCCGTCCCCATCGAACCGGGGATGAGACCCATGGTGCCAAGCGACGCATCGATCGCTCCCTTGCGCGACAACCATACCTGATTGCCGAAGTGCTTCTCGGACGTGGTGTAGTTGTGGTGGCAATTCACCGTTTCCTGACGCTCGATGAGTTCACCACTCCACTCGGCTACACAACTGATGAGACGATCCATCATCTCTTCACGGTTCATCCACGCGAACTCCTGGGCCCATCGCATTTCGCGAATGTAGCGCCAGAACTCAGGCTCGCCTTCGACGAAGTACGCGAGATCCGGGTTCGGGAGACTGATCCAGCGCTTCTCGCACTGTTGTGCCGCGATCTTGATGTGTCGCTGCGCGATGCGGTTGCCGACGCCACGTGAACCCGAGTGAAGGAAGAGCCAGACACGATCTAGTTCGTCGACGGTGATCTCGATGAAGTGGTTGCCACCGCCAAGCGTGCCGAGCTGCAACATCCAATTGGGAGAATAGTCAGCGGGAAAGAACTCGGCGGACTCGATGGCCTTCTTGGTGAGAATGCCAACACGCAGTTTGGCACTGAACGTGAGCTCCGTATTATACTTGCCGGCCGACGTCGGGATGGTCGCCTCGATCAACTCGCGAAGTGCCGTGAGAGACTTCTCGGACTCCGTGAAGTCGTGCTTGGTGAACTGCGTACGCACCGCGATCATCCCACATCCGATATCCACGCCGACCGCCGCGGGCATGATGGCACCGAGCGTTGGGATGACACTGCCGACGGTGGAGCCACGTCCGAGGTGCGCGTCGGGCATGAGCGTGACGTGTGGGTAGATGAATGGCATCATCGAGGTCTGCTCGGCCTGCTTGCGCGCCTGGTCTTCGAGAATGGACGCGAAGTTGACGAGCTTATCGTTGATCTGTTCCACTGGTGTGCTCTCCTAGATTCGTTTAACAACTTGCTATTGAGTATAACTGCGTGTTTTCTTACAGTCGCACACTGCGCAACCAACGCGGTAGAGACCATCTGAAGTGTAGTCATGCACGATCATGACATGACCACAATCACAACGAACAGTGGGTTTGCTTTCATTAGGCATTACGAGGCCATGCGCACCAAAAAGTCGGTACATCGCGTCAGTGGTAAATCGTTGACGCAGGCGAGCGAAGTCAATCGGCTTTGGTATCGCAGTGACCAT